TGCAAGTGAACAAGGGTAAGTACTTTGGCGTGCAAGTCAACGACGTTTTGGCTTATCAGTCAGACATGTCTTTGATGAACATGTTTACCGAAGACGCTGCCAAGCAGTTGAAGATCGCCATCGAAAACGAAGTGTTTTTCAATAGCTTTGTGACCGAAGGCCCCGCTGCTGCTAACGAAGGCGCTACCGCTGGTGCTATTTCTGCTGCCTACAACTTGGGCACGGATACCGCTCCTATCGACCAAGCTACCCCTGAAAACGTGTTGAAGGCTATCCTCCGCATGTCTACAGCCTTGGACGAGCAGAACGTTCCTGAAGATGGCCGTTACTTGATTATCACCCCCTTTGACCGTCACCTGTTGATGCAATCAAGCATCGCTCAGGCGTACTTCTCTGGCGATAACTCAAGCACTGTTCGCACCGGCAAGATCGGTATGCTAGACCGCTTTAGCGTTTATGTGTCTAACCTGTTGCCAAAGGGTGCAGCAGCTAAGGCATTGGTCGCTGGTCTGTCTGCCGCTTCTGGCGGCGCTTCATTGACCAATGCCAAAGCACGTCGTACGATGATCGCTGGTACTAAGGCCGCAACGTCTTTCGCCATGACCATCAACAAGACTGAGCCTTTGCGTAACCAGACAGACTTCGGCGACATCGTTCGCGGTCTGGCTGTCTACGGCCGTAAGGTCGTTAAGAATGAAGCCCTCGTGGTTGCTCAGGTTGGTTCAGCTACCTAATCGTAGCTAATGGATGGGGGCTTCGGCCCCCTCCTCTTTTGGAGACTCTATGAATGCAATTGATTTGATGGGCCGTCTAGGTGGTTCTATCTTAGGTCATAAAATCCGCGCTACGATCAACGGCGAAATTGTCATTTTGGCCAAGTTAAACGGCGAAAAATGGGAATTAACCGAAAAAGGCCAGACTTTGGCTAATGAACACTCGAATGCTGCAGCAGAGGAAGAAGCAGCGGCAGTTAAAGCTCGCAAAAAATCTGTGGCTGCTGTAGAATCGGTTCAACTGGCTCTTGACGCAGAACAAGACGCCCCTAAAAAATGAGGTAATCCATGGCAACCGCTAAAGTTGTAGATATTGTCAGCAGAGCTAAAACTCTATTGCAGGACACCACATCTGTGCGGTGGCCCCTTACCGAACTTCAATTGTGGCTGAACGATTCTTATCGAGATATTGTTAACCTACGCCCAGACGCCAACACACAGACCGGAACGCTAACGTGCGTTCAAGGCCCGAGGCAAAATGTCACTACGGGGTTTTCGACCGCCCTGCGGCTTATTGATGTCGTGCGCAATGTAGCCGCTACTTCTGATAAAAGCGCAGTACGGATAACGAACCGAAACATGCTAGACGACCAACGTCGCACATGGTACGCAGAGACGCCCACCGTGAACGTGCAACATTACATGTTTGACCCGCGCTTACCAAAAGAGTTTTTGGTTTATCCTCCTGCTACAACGAGCGCGCAGCTAGAGATTGTTTACGCGTCTGTCCCTGCCGGTCACGGCTTAACAGAAGTTCAGCTCGGCAATACTGCAACGACTGACACAATCAGTGTTGATGATAGTTATGCTGGGGCTATCCTAGACTATATTCTGTACCGTGCTTATAGTAAAGATTCAGAGTACGCTAGTAACTCTCAGCGTGCAGTCGCGCACTACCAAGCCTTCCAAGCCGCCCTAACGGGCAAAGGGCAAGTTGAGGCCGCTTCACAACCCGGAGTAGCATAATGGCAAAAGTGTGGGATGACTTCTTACCGCTGGCGAAGCCCCACATTCCGGGCTGCCCGGACATTACTGTTAAAACGTACTTGGCAATTGTTGCCGCAGACTTTTTCAAGCAAACGCATCTTTGGCGCGATGACATTGATCCTATTTTTACAGCCCCCGGCGTAGTTGAATACGATCTTAGTGCGGATGTTTTGGTAGAGGACGTAGTTTCTGTGGTTGTGGATGAGACAGAGATTATGCACACCGACGTACGGATAATCCCAAACAATCGTCGGTATGAAACTGGCAGGCCCACACACTACTGGATACACTCTGACAACTCTATCCGGCTGTTTCCTATTCCAGATGGGCGTATTCGCCTTCGCCTTACCGGCATTCTTAAACCCAGCCGAACAGCTACGGGTGTAGAAGACTGGATTTATGAGACATGGGCTGATGCGCTTGTAAGCGGGACTATCGCACGTTTAGCTATGATCCCCGGCAAAGAATGGACTGACCCCGGTTTAGCTGAAGTTAATAATCGGCAATACCAGAAGGCCATTACACAAGCTCGTATTCGCGACGCACGGGGTGTTGGTCACAGCGTAAAACTACGCCCCATCGCTTAAGGAAACGTTATGGCAGAAAAGATTAAGCTAGTTCAAGGCGACACCAAACCCTCGCTAGTAACTACGATTACCGACTCCATAACCGGGGGTGCCATTAACGTCAGCGGGGCTACTGTCCGCCTTAAATTCAGAGAGGCTGGAGCTACTTCTGTACGCTCTACCATTATAGGCACGGTTACTGACGGCCCTAATGGTGCCGTTGTGTTCGATTGGGGCGATGACCCTGAAGCTCTTAATGGCGACCCCGGTGAGTACGAGGGCG